ACGAGTAGGAATAGAGTCATTGTTAATAGTGTATTGACGAACTACACGCATTGACAGACCAATTTCCTTGTCGGAAGCACGACCAGCAAAATGAACACCTTCAGGCAACTCAAGATCGGCTACTGCAAGAGTAAACGCATTTTTGTGCATGAGGATGTTTTGTGGGCTGGTTGTACCAGTTGAGTTAAAGAAAGCTACAGCTTGTGCGCCTGAACTTGTTACGCTGATGTTTTGGAACTGACCAGCAGAAATAGGAGCAGGAGATACATTGACTGTGATTGTGCCACCTGAACCGCTAACGGCTGTGTTCACAACAAAGTTACGCAACTTACCATAAGACTGACGATTTTGTGGGTTTACTGCATAAACACCAGCAATGGTGAATGTATCGCCTTGATTCAAGCTAACAGCGTTAGTCAAAGTCAAAGTGATGTTTGCAGATGAAGCCCAACCGCTTGTCAAGAAGCCAGTAGCTGTAGTCACATTGACTGTAGCTGTTCCAGCAAATGAGCCGTAAGTTTGGTTCACAATGTTCTGATCCATCTTCCAGTTCATACCAGCAGAGTCACGACCCATCAGACCTTTACGATACTGAGTAGAAATCGCTTCTTGTGGCACAAATAGACCCTTCAAGCTATCAACGATAGTTGCGCTTGAGAATGGATCAATAATGACTGATCTACGACCATCACGAGGAGCGCCTTCAGAATCAAGGTAAGCACCAGCGTTTAGGAAGGTGATTAGTCCTGTTGGAGGAGTTCCTGCTGTACCTACTGTGTTGTAAGTAGCATTTTTAGCCATTGTCAAACCATCTAAGTCGATTTTGTTTGCAATAGCTGCAACTGCTGGCTTTAAAACACGATCAGAGAACATATCCAAAGACAAAGCTAAGTCTTGAGTTGTGAATTGTGTATCCACATGGAACTGAGTTGAAAGGGTTACAGGAACTGAAGTTTCGTTGAAATCTTCAACATTCAGAGCTGGGCCTGTTGTACCGATGAAACGACCTGGTCTACGGACATTGACTGTGTTACCAATCTTTGCACCAACTACAGCGAACTGGTCATCATAGTTACGATCTACTTCGGAAGTGAAGGTTAATTCGTTTTCCAATACCATCAACGCTTCGTTGGTGATCTTGGAAATAGTTAATAAAGTATTGCTCATTTTCTTTTTCCTTTAAAGAAATTAGGGTTTTACCTGATCTTCCCTGCTTTTCGAGCTGCTTTCCACGCTTGGAACGAACCATGAAACTCACCATCTGAGCCAATAGGTGTATCCATTGCGCTTCCAGTAGCCCTAATCGGACTGAGAGGAGCTGGTGCTTTAGACTTCTGAACAACAGGCTTACTTCTAACGGCAGTTTCTTCAGCAGCTTCCTGCTTTTCAAACCGAGCCTCCAATTTCCCAATCTCTCTAAGCGCTTTTGCCATAGGTAATGCTTGGAATCTCTCAGCTTCTTCTCCATCTAGACTAGCCAAATGGTAAAGAATCTCAGGCCCAACATCTGACTCGATAATGGCATCTCTCACTTCATTGCTTACAACAACTTGAGTAGAATTCACTATTTCATCAAAATCAGCTAGATTTGGCTTCGCTTTTTGAAGTTTCTCAGACCAAGTTTTTAGAACTTTTTGTCTTTCTTCTTCAGCTTTGCGATTTAAGTCTTGCTGATCCCTGTCATACAACGCTTTCTCTGCTGACCATTCCGCTAATGCCTTTGCGTATTCAAAAGCATCATCAAACTGATCTGCCCTAGGCTCTACTCCAATCGGATCTTCCGCAGTCTTTTGCTGTGGATTACTCCGTTCTTCGTATTCCCTAAGTCTAGCTTCCAGTTGCTCTCTTTGCTCACGCTCTTTAGCAGCATTTTCTTCTGCTAATTTGCGAGCCTTAGTAAGCTCTGAAAACCGCTTTTCAAGTTTAGGATTTTGTTTCCGTTCCTCTGTTGCCTTACCTTCAGGTTCTTGATCCTGTTCACTCTCACCTTCTTCTGCTACTGGCTCTGATTCAGGAGTTTCCTCAACTGTTTCAGCCTCAGTAGGAGCTTCTTCGGTAGCTAAACCTAAGCGATCCATGTTCCATTCAGTTAAATTTTCACTAGTTACTACATTACTAGCTTGTTTTGTTTCTACAACTTGTGCTTCTGACATGAGATTTCCTCAAGATTTTACCCAATGAATCCATTGGTAGATTTACAACACTTCTTTTTTACCACTAAAACTTATTTAAAACAATATTACTTTGGCAAAGATGTTTCACTATCGCCCATGTTGAGTTGATGCAAAAGGGCATCCATTGCGCCTTTTTTACCAAGTTTAATTTTTAACATTGCAAACTTTGGATGATTTTTAACTCGATTAAATTGTTCTTCATCATATTTTTTTAATCTTGCTTTGCGCTCTAAATCTTCCTTACTCATTGGTTTTTTACCAGCTTTTTCAGCTAGTTTCTTTTCCATGTATTCTTCACGATTTTCTGAGGTAACTGTTTCGATAGCCATGATTATATTCCTTGCATTGGGGGTTGTGGTTGTTGAGGAGCTTGTTCCATAGGTTGTTGAGGTTGCATTGCTGGCATAGGCTGTGTAGCTGGTTGCTGATTTACCAAAGGATTAGCTCCCTGGCTAATATCTTGTTGAGCTTGCATAGCAAAGGCATATTGCTCCTCATTTCTGCGATCCAGCTCCGCTTTAATAGCTGAAGTATCCAAATTGGCAATAAGCATCTTAACAATCGCATCAATTTCAGTCTTATTTTGGCTAGTAATTGAGCGAGTATTTTGGTCATTAACCTTAACTTCAGCCATTGTTTCTGTATTGTGCGCTCTAGCAGTAACATCCATGAGCTTACGAGCTGTAGCTGCTCTTTCCTTGGTTTCAGTAACGGATTGACCATATTTAAGATCCATGCCCATAGCTTCAAGTTGCTGTTGCAACTGCTGGATCATCTGTTTGGACTGAGCCAACTGCATCTGAACTTGTGGAGGAATGTCTGATTTCTCATCAATTTGAGCCAATGGATTAGTAGCTGCCATGCGATCAGCAATAATATCTGCGCCTGGAAAGTCCATATTACGGAAGATTAGATCTCCAGCAGTAGCCATTAAATTAGGATCAGCAGCCAATAAAGTCATCATGGCTTCTACTGCTTCACCACGCTTAGTAGCAAAGCCAGGGCCTGTATCCATCACTACATCATAGCGACCAACTGATACATCATTAAGGATCTTTTCAACCCCTTCTTCAGTTGTAACTCTTTGATTTAATGTAATAATTTCAGGCTTTTCATCAGCGCCAATAATCCGCATTACTCGCTCTGTGTCATAAATCTTAGGAATTAGATCAAGAATGATGCGACCACAATAGGCAATAGAACGAGTTAAATTGTCATAGTAGTGAAAGTTCACCATATCGACTTGTTGCTGCTGACCAGCAATAGCTTTGCCTGACATATTGCCCTGTGGCAACTGGCTTGGATCATAGATTCCAACGACAGTCATCAAGTCGTTAGACATTCCTTGAGTTGCTGTAACAATACCAGCAGGAGGAGGTTCAGGCTGCAAACGCTGTGGAGCTGGAGCTTGTCTGCCTTCTGTATCGGTCTGCTTATAACGCAGAACAGGCATAGCCTTGATATTAGCTTGCGCCCATTCGTTCTCATGACCTTCATCTTGCCCTTCAGCCATAACCCACTTAGCTTTAGGAGCAAGAGCTACGGATTCAGTTAAAGCTGTAGTCCAGTAGTTATACATACGCTGTGGATCTTTAGCCATCCGAACCAAGCCAAATTTCTTGTGCTTTGCATCAATAATGCAGGATTGACCATAAACAGGAATTACTGGAATGTATTTACCAGCCCAATCTCTTTCCTCAAGGATCTCCATTGCTGTTAGCTTGCACCATTTAATCTGCTTCTTGTAAGTATCTCGCTTCTCAATAATAGTAATACCAGCTTTAGCTAATACTTCAGGAGCTGGCAATTCATCATCAAATACGCTTGTTCCATCAGATAACAGGACTAATTTGGCAGGGGTTCTAACTGTATAGAAATACTCGGCAATGCGAACATCTTCTTTAGTAACCCATTCTGCATCTGAATCGCCTGTTCCTCTGCTAGTAAAGCCTTGTCCATCATTCTTGCCAGGATACATAGCCCTAAATGTCTTTTTGCTAACAACTGTAGTAATCAGGCAGCGCTCTGCATCAGATCCATCAGGAAGCTGTGAATTAGGATCGAAATAGACTGTAAATGGATTATCAATCGGTCTAATGTAAATTTCTTGCTCAAAAGAATCAGGGCTAATGTAATCAGTCATTACTCGGAAGTAACCCCAACCCATCTTAACTGCATATTCAGAGGCTGTATCGTAAGCCACATCAGCAGAGGATTGATATTCAATATGACGGCAAACACCGCTTAAAATGTCGGCTAATTTAGCATGAGCCTCATTATTCATGCCTTGGACTTTGATCCTAGGTCTTTGCTGACGGATTTGGTTGCAGATCTGACGAACATAGGCATCAACCTTATTAATCGTCAAGCAAGGTCTAGATTCAAGCACTCGGCTGTTTTGAACATCAACAGGCCATTGATCTCCAGCGCAAAAGCGAACATCGTCTAAAGCCTCGGCTCTATTGTTGGAATCAACATCATTGCAAAGATTTAAAAACTTCTTTGCATCATTGATTCTTGTATCTTCGCTTGAATCTTGATCCTGATAATCTGCCATATTTAGCCCATCCAACTGCCCCCAAGGGCATAATTTTGTTTAACTGGTTTGCGTTTCTTAGGTTCATTGACCATAAGCCCAATATATCGCCAGGCATCAGCACCATGAGAATAGATGTCATGTAACGGCTTTTGGCTAAAAGTTCCATGCTCATCAACATCATAGCGATAATGTCTTAGGCAGTTTAAACCTTCTTCGGTATTTTTTCTATCAAAATAACACCGATTAAATATAGTTCTTGCAGCATTGATTGAGTCGGTTACTGGTACTCGATCAAGTATTTGCACTTTCATTCCTGTGGCTCTGACTATTTCTTCAATGGATTTGCCAGTTCCAAGCGACTTGGCAGCAGCATCATGAGGCAGCCAAATAGTGTCATACATATAGCCAAAGGTTTGCATTAAACTTAAATAGTGCTGGATAGTCTTTTGGTTATCCTCAAAGTATCTCAATACTCGGATCTCAAAGCCTACAAATTGGATAATCCACGCTGCTGTATTATCGGCCCAACCGAGGTCAAAAATAATATGACAAGGCTTGGTAGAGTCATAAGGAACAGTCGTAATCCTGCCTTCTAGCTCTGCCATTTCCATTTCTTTAGCAAAGATAGCCCCATCAATGGTGTTCCTTGTAGCGCCTTCCCATACATTGTTGTAAGCAGCCATATCCCTTTGTTTTAGGGATAAACGCTCTAGATTAAGGGTTTCAGGAAACCAAGGGTTGTCATTCCAGTTTACTTTTACGACTATTGAGCTTTCAGGAGGGTTCTCAACAAAGCGTTTCCAAGTTTCATCTGTAGGCAATTCAGGGTTAAAACTGACCCAAATCTCTGAATCTTGCTTACGGATTGTAGGAATAAGCACATTCCAGCTATTAGCTGATACGCTTTGTGCCTCCTCAACCCAACATATATCTATTCCTTCTATACTTTTTACATTATTTGTATTGTTCTTAATGCCTACAAAGATAAACTCTGTCCCATTTTTGCCCCTAATTGAGGTCTGAGTGATCTCATAGAAGGTTTCCATGCCTAGAGCATAGATCTGATCTGACAATAGCTTATGAACCGAATCTTTAATGGAGGTTTGGAACTCCCTGGCGCATAAGATACGCATGGGCTGATTAGTTCCTTTGGCTAATAATGCTCTAGCAAAGCACCAGGACTTAGCACCGCCTCGACCACCATAAAATATTCTGTAGCGAACCTTATCAGGCTTAAATAGTGCCTCAAATTTCTTAGGAAACTTTATCCTAGAAATTGCATCTTTAATCTGCTGATCTATTTGCATTAGGCTCTACAAAGGTTATTTCCACACCTTTGAGCAAA